TTTATTAAACAACGGCCCTTCCGCCTTGATCGACACGCCGTCAGGGGCATTGTCGTGATTGACCTCCATCTCGCCATCGGCAGAGACCTTGTGAATATCACCAGCCAACAGCTGATCGAATGCCGCCCGATCAGCTCCCGCCATCATCTGCGGTGAACCACCGGTCATTTCCGGCGGACCAGCAAACGCCATATCATGCGCACCTACATCAGGGACTTCGGATCGAATTTGATACTGACCCTTGCCAGTGCCAATGGTTATCGGATGCGAAGAGATGATCGCACGTTCTTTACCGCTTGCCTCCTGATTGACGCCACGGCCCAGGTAGCCGGTGACATTGCCAGCAGGGTCATATTGAGGAATTGGAACCGTAACGTGCGAACCGCCCTGTCCTATAGGTGTACCTTGCTTGACCGCGACATTGATGGCATTCGGATCAGGATCATAGCCTGCCTTACCATAAAGATTCCAACTTGACGCCGTCATAAAGTTTTCAGGAATCTTTCCACCGTGCTCGGCCACGACCACAGACATAAATTGTCCACATGTCGGGATGCTTACGTTCACGCCTCGCTGTTTTAGATATTCGTGAATATCTTCCTTGGTGGCTCCTCCTTTTGCCAATGTCGTTACGTCACCAGCAAACTGATTTGGTACCGCCCCGCCAGACACCGCTGAAGCTCCCGACAATGGAACCACAATCTGCTTACCAGTCGCTCCGAGTACTCCAACAGTAGGCTTACTGACGATCGAACCACGACCATCATTCCCGACTACAGCTTCTGACCCAGCCTCACCCACCAAAGCGAGCGTTGGCTTGGTGACGACGCCCCCTTTTGCCATCGCCTGGATAGGCATATTGAAAATGCCACCAAAACCACGCTGGATCAGCTTCCCGATGTTATCGGTGAGGGTCTGGACTTGCTTGGTATTCTCCTGCGTCGCCTCGGTCTTCTTCTCTCCTCCTCCTCCTCCTCCTTCTCCTCCGGCTGCGGGAGCAGGATGCTCTCCAGCACCGAACATGGTCTTGAATCGCTCGCCGAGGAAGCTGGATAAGCCAGGACCTTCTTCGGTGCCAACGGCCCTGCCAACGTCCTGAAGGGAATAGGGGTGAAGCGCAGGCGCCCCGGCGCTGAAAGCGTTGTAAAGCTCGAGTCGCTGGAGAATAAACTTCTCGATCCAGGTCATCTCCTTAATCGCCCAGGTCTCCCACACCATGGTCGAGCTGTTGATGATATCGTGAATGCGACCCTCGACCTGCTGCTGCTCTGTCAGGGCCGCGTTGTACTTTACCTGAGCTTCTGACTGATTCTGAACCCTCTCTGCGTGACGAACATCGTCACGCTCAAGCTTCTCGCGAAGGTTAAGAGTTGACGTGTCAAGACCAAGCATTGCTGCCACTGCCTCGGCTTTGCCTATGGCAAGCTGCTCATCATGAGTCTGAGTCAGCTCATAATCTCTTACCTCACGAAGGCCTTCAATCGCTATGTTGAGACGATCAACAGGATCATGGGTGTCGACGATGCGCTGAATGAACGCCGCCATCTCAGGCGCCCATTTCCCCGCCATGTTGAGAAGTTCCTGACGCTCCTTGCTGCCAGGAATGCTGAGCTTGGTCACGGCGGAAGTGAAGCTGGCGATCTGCGCGGCCGCCTGCTCTCGCGGTATTCCGGCCCGTTCGAACGCCTCGAGAACCGCCTGAAAGTCAGCGATGTTAACGCCGCTCATCCTCGCGGCATTGGTCATGGCCACCATGCCAGAGGTGAACTGCTCCATCTTCTCGCGGGCGCGCCCGGCCTCGTAGCCGATGAGCCCGAGGCCCACCGGCATGACGCCGAATACCCTGCTCAGATTCTCGAAGCTGTGACCTACACCGAGGGCCTTCTGCGACAGCGAGCCAATCGCCTTCTCGAATGCTCCTACGTGCTCGGTAAGGCGCGACTGACTGACCTGTCCAAGGCGCTCGACGTTGCCGCGCAGCGCCGCTATCTGCGACGACGCGTCGTCCTCGAGAGATACCCGAAGTTTTAGTTCGTCGAGCTCAGTCGGCATCGGAGGATTGTTCGCTCCGCATAATACGCGAAAGCTGAGCCGTGCGCTTCAGATGAAGACGCACCTCAGCCAGCGTCATATTTAGGAATACTTCAGGACTCTGACCGTACCATCGCGCGAGACGATAGCAGTCTAAGATCAGATCCTCGTCTGCTCCTACCAGGCCCGAGGATCTGGAAGAAAAAAAGTTCGCAGCCTGTAGGCGCAGGAGTTCCAGTCGCGCGGGTCGATCACCTCAAGAAGCGGCGGCAGAATGCCACAGAGAGCGGACATGATAAAATGCATCTTCCGCTCGTCGATGATTATGTCGCCTTCCTGATTGATCCTTACTGGGTTACCGTACCGATTTATGTCTCCGCCTCGCGGCTCGCGAAATGTCAGCTCAGTTTTCAAGTTACCCTGATCATCGCGAAGTTTCTTGGAGTACATCAGCTTGACGGTGACCGGCCACTGCTCTTCCAGCGGTATGTCGCCAGGAGTCTCTGCCGGCGAAGGCTCGATCACCGGCGCCGGCGACGGCTTCAGCTTCTTCTCTTCGACGACTTGCGCCTCTTCGGCCGCGGCGAAGCCTTCACGCTTGGTTGCTACGTTCAATATGCCCTCCTATTAGAAACGCTTTAGATCGCTACCGAGACCTCCTGACAGGTCAGGCCTTCCCAACGCACGCGTACTTGACCGTCTCGAGTGTTGGCCTCGAAGCCACCCTTTATGGTCGCGCCGGTAAGAGTGTACTGCATGCCGTTCGCCAGCAAGGCGACCACCGTAGAGTTTGTCTCGGTCAAGAGACCTTCCAGCGACAGGTCTGGTACGGTACTCAAATCGCCTTCGATGTAAGGAACCCGCGGCAACTCTTGATAGCCGTGAACGCCGTCTTGTCCAGCAATCATCGTGCGCTCGACAGCTGACGGGCTGACGGTGAAGTTGCCACGAAGTGCCATCTGGTTGCCATCCACCGTCAAGAAAGCAGTACCAGCTATTCTCTGTGCCATGAGAAGCTCCAGTGACTAGAGGAGAAGAGATTCTTCTCAGCCGCCTGACTGATTGGCAGCGTTGAAGGGCGGAGGCGCGGCGCCGATGATCTGAAGGTCAACGCCACGATCGTACTGGAGCCTAAACTGGTTCAGTACGGCAAAGATGCGAAGTTGGTTGATCACGTCGGGCGGATAGAGGACGTTAAGCCTATTTGGATCATTCGGATCACGCTCGACCAACAGATGCGCCTTGAACTGAACCAGATTCTCGACCAGGCCGTTGTACATATCCTGGAGATACTGATTGATCAGCTCCGACTTGATGATGCTCGGCGTCACGATAGCTTGGCCGGGGCCGAATTTTGTCCCGTCGTCAGCTAACTTATGACGCGGATATTTGCTAGTGATCGCCTGCTTCTGGTTCCGCATCAGCTTCGCCAGAGTAGCCAAGGTCGTGACTAGCTCGTAGGCATCGTCCGGAGCCCCGAACAAGTTGAGCTGATACAAGTTCTGCTCGCGGAGGATCATCGGCTGGCCATCAGATCCGGTCTGCTGGATCGCCAGCCCGTTGCTGGCCAAGCTGTTGAGCTCGGGAAAGTCATAGCGCTGGTGAAGCGGAGCTGATTTGACGTTATTCAGCGCCAACGACTGAAGGGGCCTCGCCGGATCGTTGATCAAGGCGCGCTGAGCCTTCGCGGCATACGCCGCGGCCCACTCGAAGCATGGAGACGGGCTCGCGGTCTCGAAGCTCATCACCGAGATGACAGCACTGTTCTGGGTGTCGCCCCAAACGATCTGGTTGGTATAATCACCGCGACGCGCGGAAAGGACATGACCGAAGAGCTGGCGCTGCCAACCCCAGCGGCCTGAGTCGGTAAAGCCGTACTCTTGGTCCCAATCGAACAAGCTCTGGCTGTCGGTGTAGGGCATCGCCACATACTCGAACGGCGACTCTCCGAGATTGCTGATCGCCAGGTCCCACACCGGGGTGCCTGTACCACCTTGGAGAACTCCGCCGGCCGGCAAGCTGATGCCGAGACCCACCGGGGTGTTCTCGCCGCCGAGGCCACCGTAGTAGTTGAGACCTACGGTGATCTCATTGCCGTTGATGCTCTTGAACAAGGCAGTAAGAGTGACCACCCCGACAGCAGCTGTCGCCGACACAGGCAGGGTCGAGTCACCTTCATAGTTATTGATCGCGTCCGCTATCGCCGCCGCGATCGTGGTAGGAGTATCTGTCGTGCCGACGTTCACCGGAACATAGCTGCCACAGACGTAGAGGGATATCGTACCGGCCGCGGTTGGCGCCGCGGTGATGGTTATCGTACCAGTAGCGGCAACGGCTCCGGTAGGCTGCAGCAGCGGCAAAGCCCATACTTCGTTGGCGAAGTTGTTCTTGTAATAGGCATAGAACATCCGCGAGAGCTCGGAACCGGCTCCAAATTGGTGCTCTGCCTGCGCCAGACTCCCGATCGGGACCGGCACATCAGGCACCGCTGTCGAGCCGCCGGGAGTGTTGAGCCACGTCAAAGTAAATGTGGCATTGATCCCGGCTCCGCTGGTAGCGATCTGCGGCTGGGGACCGGTAGGCGGCGTAACCGCGCTGCCACCGTTGAGGAGCGTCACAGTGGCCACGCCACCGGTGGTCACCGTCAGTACCTTGAGCTCGACGCCGTTGTTCAGGGTAATCGTGTCGTTAACAAGATAGCCAGTGCCAGGAGTAGCTGGGACCGCGGTCGTGACCGTGTTGATCGGCTGGAACATGACGCCGACCATCAACGCGCGCAGGTTGATGCTCGGCAAGCCGGCCATGCTCGGATCGACTTCTACCCAGTATCTTAATGTTCGCAACAGTTCGCTAATTCTGTTGCCGTCTTTCGACTGCTGCATATTCCTATGCAGAACAGACTATATCATCACCTCTTACGAGGGCCGGGCGCTTCGCGTCGCTTGACGCTACGGCTTTCGCCTAGTCGTTGCACCTTCATCAACAAGCTGTTGATGCTTGGCTCAGGATTGTCCGGTCTGGATGTTCCCTGAGTTCACCCGGTTATTCGATCTCGATTTCTCGAGAAAGCGCCTTACCTATTGGTCAGCGGGACCTTTATGTTCTGCGGGATCTGCGAGAAAGAAATTGGCATGACGCCTCCTTAAGCGCTCTGCGCGCTGGTTGAAGTTTCAGTAGAACTTCAGATGATTAGTATCGCCGCCTCGGCTCTTCCTCGGTCGCCGACTGTGTCTCTTCCGCGGCCGCCTCCACGGTCACCGAGCCGTCTGCGATCCGACGCTTGGTGAAGCGATCGTTCGGCCACTCCGAGCTTCCCTCAGAGCGAAAGCCGATGCCGTTGGGATGACGCAGAACCCGGCGCACGTCGTCGTCGCGCGGTATGACCCGCACCACGCCTGAGATCTGCGGTCGCGCCTTCTTGATGCGTTCTAGTCTTTCGCTGCGACGCTGAGCGCGCGTCGAAAACTGAATGTTGACGTTGACCATCGGGCCTTTCCTTTCCTCAACTATAGATGAATTGATCCGCGGGGTTGATCTGGCTCGTGCCGATAGTGTTGGTTACCCTCACATCGACGACGCCGACGGAGGCACCAGGCGGCGTGCTAGTCGTGATCGTATTGTCGTCTACGATCATGAACGTTCCTACCGACGCAGGACCGATCCTGATCGCCGTCGTGTTGGTAAAACCTGAGCCACTGATAGTCACGTTGGTGCCACCTGCTATGGGTCCGGTGTTCGGCGCCACTCCGGTCACGCTCGGCGGTACCGGCGAAGGACCACCGGTTAGATCGTACGTCACGTGCTCCTGCGTGCGTTGATCCATCTGAGCCTGAGTATCGCCTGACTTGACACCGGTCTTGACATCGATCGTGTCGAGAGTGTCCGTGATGTCAGGCCACCACATCGTCCGGTAGAACACGGACACGTCGTACTGAAGCTCCGCGATCGGCGTCTCATTGTTATGGCCGGTGGTGCCAAAGCGGTGGCGACGTATCCCTCTCACGAGACTTTCGATACGAACGTTGTCAGGGTTGTTGCCGACTTTCGGATTGGTGG